TCTAATTTTTTATTCTCAAGTATTTGAGATTGAGTACTTCGTTTTTGAGTAGCTCTAAGCCCCTCAATAACTGCCTGTTGTTTTGCTAGTTTATTTGTTAATTTATCAACAGCTGCCATACCACTATTTTTAGCTAATTTAGTTATAGCTTTGTCTAACTTGTCCATTGAAGTATTTATTTTAGTGAGGGCATTGGTGGCACTTGCAAACCCTTTGGCACTTATCTCTAATATAACTGTGCTTTTCTCATCCATCTATTTTCCCCCACTATTGGAACGTCTATGATATTCCATTCGTTCGCCTACATACGAATCAATTATGAACATTTCGTGTAACTCAAATCTCCCTATTTCTACTCCTGTCATTTGTGTATATGCATATGCTTCACTGACTCTAAAAATACCCTCCGTACGTATAAGCCAATACTGTCTCCATATATTGACACAATACACAGGAGGGATAGCACGATCAAACATACTATCCCTTTCACCCGATGTTTTCTCGTGCTGTATTAGGTGGTCAGCCAAAGTGCTACCATCTTTTCGAGGATAGCTTAAGTCAACCTTAGCAAAGACAGCTTCTTTTAAAGACTGTCTGATACCGCTAAAAAATTTGCACGTTCCGTTACAAACTCACTAATTTGGTCTTTAAATTGTGGACTCTCCACAAAAAACTTACGCAAGGCTACTTTGTCTTGGTTTTTAACCAAATCCTCATTATATTGAAACTCATCCCAAGACTTAACACAAGCAGTAATAAAGTCAAGCAGATACTCATCTTTTTTCCACTCTTTCATATGTTTTACAGCCACAAGTTCCGAATATTTTCTACGGGCAAGGGTAACTATTTCAGAATCCATCCCATAAACCACAAATTTTGGTTCTTCGATTTCGAGCCCTGTTCTAATATCAGTTAAATAAAATTCAACCCCTGTTTCCGATAATTCTTTTACTGAATACTTCCCTAAGTTTACCATGTTTTTCTCCTATAATTTCTGCCTGCTATGGTTAAGCCATAACAGGATAACGTGTGATACTAATGTTTGTCAATTCTGTCTGGTCGTCTAGTGCTTGGTAATTCATTGTGTTGATAATTGCAGCATCGCTAGATACTGGTGTGTCAGCAGATGAATATTTAATTCTAGGTAAGCTAATAACATAAGCATTACCTAACTGATCAGTTAATTTCAATTCGATAGCTGATTCTGTTTCATTTACAAACTTATCATACATTGTACTGTTTGCAAAATAGAGTGTTACACTTCCTGTTGCATTAGATTTCCCACTAGTCATTTGTGGACAAGTGTTTGCCATTAATACAAAGTTTCTTTCAAATCCATTGTCTAATGAAATTGACAAACTAGCTGTCTCAGCAGTAGCTGTCCCACCTTCCTTAATGTAGCCTGTAAAAGCATCAAAAGGAGGATTAGCAACAACGCCAGCAACATCATTATGATATTTAACAGTTCCATTCTCAGCATCTTTAAATAACATACCGAATGAACCTGTAATCATTGCATTAGGTGAAACATCTAATGCAAATGAATTTATCAGCCCACCTGTATATAATTGGTATTCGGGAACATCAGTGTCAGTAAATACTTTCTCAACTTGGAAAGAAGTAACTGTACTGCCTTTTATAATTTTTGCAGTAGTAGTATTAAATACACCTGCCTCTGCTACCGAAGCATCAGCTAAACCAGTTGCATTAGCAAAAGTAATCACTAAAGCGGCAACAGCTGTAACTTCTGCTGTAATATTGTCTGCTGTGGTTGTAAGCCCTGTAATGGTGATTATATCCCCCACTTTAACTCCGTCAGTTACCCAACTTCCTGTGGCTCTTGTAAATGTTTTATCTAATGCAACCACTGTTACTGCCACAGATAAATCAACATAAGGAGCAACCCATGCAGAAGCACCTAAAGCCGCTTTCAAAAAATCATCAAAAGCTCCATAGCTAAATTCGTAGGAAATATCACCTGCTGGCTGTTTATTCCCAAGTCTCATGTCATGAATACCTCTATCACCCCTACGTTCATTAGAAACAAAACTGTCCCTAGATAAATTCAATGAGTCCTCAGTATTACGAACCTCTGTCATGTCAAGAACTTCTGGCCCAACACCATATGCAGTTTCCTCAACATAATATAAATCTCTTTGTGCACCTGAACTAAATGCCATATATAACCTCCAAATTATCTGCTTGTATAAGCATACCATCTAACGTTAATCGGCACTATGTACCAATTATCTTGAAAATCCTGCGTTGATTCCCACACTGTCTTACATTGTACTGATATTTCACCATTTGTCAATGTAGTCCCAGGAAGAAACAACTCTTTAATCTCTTTCAGGATAGGATTTACCCCACCTCTGCCTGTATTCATTTGTGTGTATACGTCTATCTCAAACACACCATCAAACCTAAACTGACCTATTGTCCCTAAACTTGCTTGGGATGGCTCTGCCGCAAATATCATTACTTGAAGAAAAGTTTCTCCCGATGGAACATAGGAAGTGTTAATAAAATTTATATGGTCAGTAGAAATAGATGTTATTGTGGCTAATTGAGTTTCCATAATAGAAATAACATCACTAATTGCTTCACTATATGCCATTTTGTACCCCATTCATTTTTTGTTTGAATATATCAGCTACTTCAATAGCCACTATCTTTACCATACCACCTGTAGCTTTTAACGACCATCCACCACTAGTTAATTCAAAAGGTGTGGGCTGTATATAATATGGTCTAATAATATAATCATACACATGCCCTATATACGTACCACCCTCAATCATCTCTGCATGATATACTGTATTCTCTATCTTGTATCTCATTACAGGCATCGAACCCTGCACATGGGAGCGTAGAGCTTGTCTAAAACTTTCAGATAACTCAAAGGCTTTTTGCCTTGACCAACTCACCGTAGTATTCTCAGTCATATTTGCGTAGTCTATTAACTTTAACTCCGTATCTTCTCCCACATACACTTTCCAACCACTAATTAAAGTCCCCTTTTTAATAGGAGTGTTGGCAACAACACGAGTGAATGCTTCAATTACTGTTTCTTCAAGGGCTCTTGAAGTTTCTTTTAACAACCCCTCACCAATTTTATGTTTAGAAGAGCTTGTTTGCCCCTTATGATCTACTCGCTCATACTTGGCAGTAATCATTATGCTCATCGTCTCACTACCAACTTATACAACAGCGATACAGTGGAAGGTTTTACTTCATTTACTTTTACCACAGTGTGCTCAGTGCCATCTATGGAAACTGTGCTCCCAATAGCAGGCTTAGGTATTCCTGATACAAGAAAAATTGAATCATTTTCCTGAACATATCCCTTTGCTTTAAAATAATCACTTATTGTGGTTTGCAAACAAACCCCTTTATGTGTTACCATAGTAGGCTCGTTCACTTCATTCCCACTCAAATACCATGTGTATGAACTTGTACTAGGATTATATGTTTTTGTATACCCAGTAGGTTTAGTAGTATATGTAATTACTAAATCACTGTAATTTCCAATGAGGTTGCTTACTGTTTCTGCTAGTTGTGTATAATCCATATATTACCCCTGTATAATTCGTATATTAGCACTTGAATTTCTATTTTGTGTTATTAGGTTAGATGCCTTCAATAGATTATCTATATCAGTGTATCTGGTATAACGGGAACTACCCTCAGCATATGTAATATCAATGGTATCCACTTTTTCTCTTATGATACCACCTCTAGAAACATCAGGACTTAAATTTATTCCACCTAACATCCTAACAGCAGCTAAACAAGCAGCTTGCTTAATGACAGTGGGTATGCCAGATATAAGAGCCCCATCAATATCATATACTAAGCTTCTAGGAAACTGCAATGCTTGTGTAGAAAGTAATTTTCTTCCCTTAAATACATAAGTGGTATCAAGATACATAGAAGCTCTATTGAGACTTCTTTCAAGGTCAGCCTCAGTAACATTAGTCCACGTAGTATATTGTGCACTAGTAAAATAAGAATCGGCATATGCAGAAGCAAACGCTAAATCTACATATGAAGTACTGGTTGCTAATCCTGTTCCATCGGCTACAACAAATGCCATAGTTTACTCCCCTGCTAATAATAGTACAGTGTATGTTCCGTCTGTTCTATCACTTACTTTTGCTCTAATATGTTTATGTAACCCTGTAATAATCTTTTCGGTAACTTCATTGGCAGTTACTGCTACAGTTTCAAGTACTACATAGTTAGTCCCATCTAATGACGATTCTAAGGCTACTGTAGCCCCTGTAAAGACATCTTCTGCAATAATATGAATAGTTACATAAGTAAATAATTGTACGTCCTTGTCAACGCCTACGGTATTTGCGACTACTTCATCTAATAACGTATATTCTAAATTTTTCATTTTAATAATCCTTTCCTGTCTAACAATTTATAAGTTAGTTCAACAGCTTTCTCTTTAGTAACTTTAAGAAAAGTGGTATCCCCAAGTGCGTCATATTCTTTCAGTATGCTCCTGAGTTTAGCTATTCCCATTGTCTTTATTTCTTTGTTAATTTTATGTTCGCCTAACAAATAGAAATTTCCAAGTTCCTCTTCCCCTTGTTCCTCTGCTTCTTTAACAGAGACTATTTTAACTGGTATATTAACTGTATCAGCTAAAGCATTGTACTTTCTGTAAAGTTCATCATACTTTTCTTCCAGCGCTACCCTTGCAAAATGTTCATTCTCATACCTATCTTGCCATTTAATCTCCGTACCACTTTCTTTATATGCTTCAAGAATATTTTTATTCTCTTTAGATGTATAACCTGCTTTCTTTAGTTGTTCAATGATATAAGCATCCTCGGTTACTAGCACGCCTCTTTCATCAAAAGCACATAAAACGCTACCTTTTTTTGAATCCCACACTCTTCCTCTTCCGTTAAATACCATAATTTTTTCTCCTTATTAATAGCAAAGGTGATGCCTTGCACCACCTTCACTTTATACTACT